CCGAAGAGCGCTAAGACGGATAGACCTATCGCCGTCGAACCTCGTTGGAACATCTTCTTCCAGAAAGGCATGGGGCGTTACATTCGTAATCGTCTCAAGCATTTTGGTGTGAATTTGGACTTTCAAGGTTTGAATCAGGCTTTAGCAATCTATGGGTCGCAAACAGGAAAGTACGCGACCATCGACTTAGCGTCCGCTTCTGACACCGTCTCAATGGAGGTAGTCCTGGCACTTTTGCCAGAACCGTGGCTTGACATTCTCGCCGCTATGCGCAGCCCTGCTTATCGCCTCGATGGCGTATGGCGTGGCTATCATAAGTGGTCGAGCATGGGTAACGGCTATACTTTCGAATTAGAAAGTTTGCTGTTTTGGGCCCTCTGTAGTTCAATCAGTGAGGACGTCGCTGTTTACGGCGATGATCTCATTGTGCCTACTGAGTCCTATGAGACGATCATAAGAGTTCTTGAGGTGTGCGGCTTCTCGGTTAATCCCGATAAGTCGTTCTCAAAGGGATACTTCCGTGAATCCTGTGGCCAAGATGCTTTTAATGGCGTCTCAGTTACACCGATTTATTGGAAGGATTCTCTAGATGATCAAGGTACTCTTACTCTGGTTAACCAGATTTCCGTTCTTGCTGCTCGCTTGGGTTCCGAAGAATTTCGTTTTTCGGGTCTCAAGAAAGTTTGGAAGGACCTGGTCTATCAGTTACCGAAGCGATTCCAGCAACGAGGACCAACCACCATCTCTACGGTAGTCCATGACTGCTCAGCAGCATGGTCCGCCGTTCGGAAAAATGGTTGGGATGGCGTTTTTATCAATTTGCATGTACCGGTTCCTCAAAGGTTCCGGTATTACAAATATGATGCCGCTATCCTATCCCTTCTGCTTCGTCGTGATTGGTCGAATCTGGGTGTGACCCCTCCTCGGTACGTTGACCTTTCGGTCTTCGCTGCCGAGTTCGGGGAAGCCCCTGATTTAGGCTCTCACGGCTACACAGTTAGGGACCGCGTAGCTTGGAAGAAGAGGACAGTCTTTGTACCCTGCGGGTATAGAGACATAGGACCATGGGGCCCTTAGGCCCTATTCCTTTTTGCCCGGTATAAACTCCGGACTGGAGGAGGCAGGCGAAAGTCTGTTCTC